GCTTACGGGTTTGACTACGTTGGGTGTGAGGTCGTATTCCATCTCGATGGATGCGACGGTATAGCCCAGGATCTTGAACTTGATGGTCATTTATAGACCTTCCTTACGCGCTCCGCGTAGAAGGAGCGCCAACACTCGTGTCCCGGTGCGCCGCCGATGAACGTCAGGATCAGCTTCCCGGCTTCGTTCCAGGTGGGGTACTGAAATCTGAACTTTCCCCTCTCACCTGTGATCGCTACCTCGATGCCTGGGTAGAACGCCACGCCCTTGACCTTCAGTTCCGCCACCACACCGCCTTTTGACTAGAAAGGTGCCCCGCTTCAGGCTCTCGGGGGCGGGGCAACCCCTCCTAGTCGGGCATCCTTTTGACCCTGGCCTGACGGTGATCCTAACACTTCTTAATTCGCGTTTCAACCTTCTGAAAGGAAATCATGGCTCTACACCTTCCCTCCGTCTCGGAGGTCGAGCACGCCGTATCTGAGGTGCAGGCAGCGATCCCGGTGCTGGAGGGCTTGACCGACCTCCTGCCCGCCGCCGAGCACGCCGCCGTCCTGGCCGCCCTCAAGGTCGCCGCTGAAGTCCTGGTGGCCGTCTCCGCTGGCCTGCACGCCGTCTAGCCATGCAGCCCTGTGGGTACGTCTGGGATGACCTGGAGTGCCAAGAGCAGGGTGAACACTTCTGTATCCCGCGTGCCAATAAGGCGCAAGGCTTTTTTGAAGACCTCCTGTTGCACACAAAAGGACCGTGGGTACGCAAGAGGTTCATCCTGGAAGATTGGCAGCGCGACGACATCGTTCGCCCCATCTTCGGATGGGTAGTCTGGTCGGACGCCTTTGAGCGTTACCGCAGACGCTACGAGGTCTGTTGGATAGAAGTAGCTCGTAAAAACGGGAAGACCGAACTCTTAGCCGCGATCATGCTTTATCTCTTAGTGGCAGATGGCGAGGAGTCCGGTGAGATCTACGGTGTCGCCCGTAACATTGAACAGGCGCGACTAGCTTTCGATGTCGCCGCCCAGATGGTTCGGTTCTCTATTCCCCTGTCCGCTGAGTTAGATGTCAGCGATTACAAGAAGAGGATCTACCACAAGAGGACCAATAGCTTCTATACGGTGATCGCGGCCGACGCTAAGAGCGCGTTGGGTACTAACCCTTCGGGGGTGGGTGCCGACGAGATCCTGGCCTGGGACAAGGGCGACTTGTGGTCGTCCCTGCGTACCGGTATGGGTTCGCGTGTTCAGCCTTTGATGGTGGCTAGTACCACCGCCGGGAACGATACTGAAGGGTTCGCCGGCACCATGCACAAACGCATGGAAGTGGCTATGGAGAACCCTGAGGCCGAAGAGAACAAGCACATTTTCGTGTATATGCGTAACACTCCTATGGACGCTGATCCGTGGGATGAAGCTAACTGGCCTGCTGCTAATCCCGCGTTGGGGAGATTCCTGACGTGGGAGAGCATGAGGAAGCAGGCTGCCGAGGCACGCCATAATCCTATTGAGGAAATGGCGTTCCGGCAGTACAAGCTCAACCAGTGGCAGCCGTCCAGCATTCGGTGGATGAATATGTTCTACTGGGATCAGCCGGAAAACATCAGCACGATCTATCCCAATAACCAGGGCCTATTCAAGGCTTTTGAGGGGTATCAGTGCTGGTTCGGCTTGGACCTGGCGGCTAAGCACGATTTGTGCAGTATGTGCTATTTGTTCCCCTACGACGATCCTACTTATGGTGTGGATGTGCTTTGGCGGCATTGGATGCCGGAAGCAATGGTGCGAAAGCTCGACAGGCTTAACAACGGCCGTTTCACGCAGTTCGTGAAGGACGGCTGGTTGACGATGACCGAGGGCGATGTTTTGGATTTCGAGCAGTTCTATCAGGACATCGCGAAGGATGCGCAACGGTTTGAGATCCTGGGCGGTGACGTGGACAAGTGGTGTTCGGAGCCCGTCATTCAGCAGGTCAGGTTGAGGACTGAGATCGGCATCAACGATATTTTTGCCTACGATAACCAGTTCACGAACATGTCGGACGGTATGCACCGCATTTTCGACATGGTGATGGATGGACAGTTCCGTTGGCATGGTAATCCGCTGGCGAGGTTTTGCTTTGACGCCGCAGAAGCTAAGTATAAGTTAGACGATCCCGATCAGATTAAACCCGTCAAGCCCGATAGGCTTATCGCCGCGAAACGGATTGATGCTGTGCCGGCAGCCGTCATGGCCGTTAATGCTTGGCACTCCCGCGACAAACTCATTACCTCCATATATGCAGAAGAGGACGTTTTCGTCCTCTAGGAGCTTAATTTGTTTAAAACTGAATTACAGAAGAAGGTCGCGAACCGTCTTTTTGTCACCCCCAAGGTGGGGCTGAATTTCTCGGGCGTGCTGGTCAAGGCCGGTAAAACGGAGCAGGACTGGTCTACCTTCGCGGACGTGAAGTTGCATTTGCCTAACAGCAATCCTGAACCTGTCCACGATACGTTGATCCAGAACTCTAATATCGCTTATGTTCAGATCATCCCGCCGGTAGAGCAACAGCCCGTCGTCAACAATGTCACCTACCTATCCCCGGTAGACCATGCTGACGATTAAGGGCGGCTCTATCCCACTTGCCCCCCAGGCCCTCGCTGAACTCACCCCCATCATCCCCCAAGGGTATTACTACCCTGATCACCTGGGGATGGAGCTTGAGTACCGGTACGCCTTGTATGGGGAAATCTACATGCATTCGCCGTGGGTCCATGCGGTTATCAATAAGCGAGCGGAAGCGGTAGCTAGGCTTCCGATCAACGTATGGGACATTAAGAATAATTCTCGGGAGTTGGACACGCGGTCGGCGTATGCCCGCCTGATGGCCGATCCCTGTGAATACCTGGATGCATTTACTTTCTGGTCCTGGGTGCAACGCACTATTGATATCTACGGTGAAACGTACCTGTCGATTCAACGCGACGGTAACGGCTCCCCGCTCTACCTGATGCCGATGCACCCCTCGAGGATCGCGATCCGCCGTAACCCGGATGACGGTGTTTACACCTATTACTTCATGGCTGGGCACGGTATCAACACCGAGTTGGTCTCCTTCAAAGAGGAAGACGTTGTTCCGTTTAAGTTGTTCAACCCGAACAAGCTGGAACGCGGTATGTCGAAGATGGAGGCTCTGCGGAGCACCATCTTTGCCGAGGATTCCTCGCGTAACGCCACGTCCTCGATGTGGCGCAATGCCGGTCGACCCAACATAGTGTTGGAGACCGAGAACCGTTTGGGTACCGCTGGTCGTAAGCGCCTTAAGTTAGCGTTCGACCAGGCCCACGCCGGCTCATCTAACGCCGGTCAAACCCTTGTGCTGGAAGATGGCGTGACCGCTAAGGCCATGCAGGTCTCGGCCATCGATATGCAGTACATCGAGTCCCGGCAGTTGAACCGGGAAGAGGTCTGCGGTGTTTACGATGTCGCTCCTCCTATGGTGCATATTCTGGACCGCGCGACCTTCTCTAATATTTCGGCGCAAATGCGCGCATTCTACAGAGACACAATGGCCCCAGTGCTCGAGTTCATTCAGTCGGTTATGGATAAGTACGTCGGTAGTTATTGGCTGCGTCCTAACATCATGCGCTTCGCGGTTGACGAGGTGATTCGCGGCGACTTCGAGGTTCGGATGGAGGCCGCCCACAAGGCTTTGACGACGGGTGTGATGACACCCAACGAGGCCAGGGAGTTAGTGGGTCTTAACCGTTACAACGATGAAAAAGCGGACAAGCTGTACGCCAACTCTGCTATCCAAGAACTCGGCGAACCTGGCGAGATTATCCGCATGAATACGCAGGCGTCCGGTGTTACTCCCGATGGCATCAAGCTTGATCCGGCGACGACACCTATTCCTTCGGCTTCGCAGGACGGCGATAAGCCGAACCCGCCGCACAGCGTGCCCACGTCGGCCGCCACCCACAGGCCCAGCAACAGTCCGACCGGCCCTACTCCGAACAATTCCGATCCAAGCTCTCGTCCTAAGCATTTAAGGGCGCTTAAGGGGGCGTTAGGGCGCGGTAAGGATCTCGAGGAGTTCGCGCTTTACCTGGCTGAAAAGCATCCCGATGAGCTTGAGGACATCTTAGAGGCGGTACACGCCGCTATCGCAGAAAAGGACACAACTGAATAATGAAAATTGCTCCGGGTAACCCACCGGAGGTGATCAGTAAGGCCCTGGCGACCATTGTCGATACGGCTGATGACGATGATTTGAAGTACGGCCCTAATGGGGGCTTTACCTGCATCGCGTCCACGCCTGAGGAAGATCGCGACGGGGATAACCTTTATCAGGAGGAGTGGAAATCACTCCCCGACCACATCACTGTGGATTCCGACCATGGCATGTCCGTGGCGACGACGGTGGGGTCTGGTCACCCGTATTTCAACTCCGAGGGCAACGTCCAGACGGACGTGAGTTTTTCGTCTATTCCCAGGGCTCAGGAGGTACGCACCCTCGTTAAGGAGGGGCATATCCGTAATGTGTCTGTGGCGTTTATGACGGATAAATCCAAGAAGGCCGGCGAGCCCCGCCGGGAGCTTCTTAACTTGGGTATTGTTGCCGTCCCATCTAACCGTGGGGCCGTTATTTTGGACTCCAAAGCCTTAGATGCTAGGGCGGAGGAGATCGCGGCTGAGAAACGATCTGAGGCCGAAATAGAGCCGTGTGCGGAATCGTATCAATCTGATACGGAAGCGCACACCGAAGAGATCGAAACAATCGAAACTAAGGCCCCTGCCGGTACCGGTGATGGTGCGGCACTAACCCAGGCCATCCATGACGCCTCGGTGCATCTGGGGGCCATGTGTTACCCGCTGGTGCCTGATGAAGATCCTTCTGGTGCTAGTGATGGTGCCAATAAGTCGGGCCACTTTACGACATTGGCAGAAGACCACCAGATCACCTTTACCACCGCGAAGGGCCAATGGATCGCTTTCGACTCCCACGAGGCGGCTAGGGCGTTTTTCGCCGACATGATCAAGTCTTTGGACGAGAACCCCGAACTGGTGGGGGTCGTCCAGTGCCCGGAGGAGAAATCCCCCAACATCGACCTGGAGGCCCTTAAGCCCGAAGGTCTGACCATGGAGCAGTTTGAGTCTGCTCTAAAGCAAATACTTACGCCTGAATCACCCGAAGAACCCGCACCCGTCGAAGAGACCGCTGCCGCTTCTCCCGCTGAGGACTGGGCTAGGAAAACGCAACTGCTGAAAATGCGTGTGCGTACCCGACTGTAAAAACAACTACATAAAGGACAACTAAATACTATGCCTAGTAAGGCACACCTCGAGGCTCAGGGTCGTGAACTGACCCACAAGCTCGACGTGTTTGAGGCCGATGAGGAAATGTCGGCCGATGACAAAGCAACAGCTTTCAAAACCCTTAAGGATGAGTTCGCTTCCTGGGAGTACCAGATGGAGCGGTGCGAGTCCTCGTCCGTCATGCGTGACAAGCTCGCCGGATTCGGTGACGTTAAGGACGCGGAGACCGGGGTAGAGATCCCTCGCTACGAGACCTCCAGCCCGTTCACGGCCGCCAACAAGAAGCGGCTGGCCTATGAGATGGTCACCCCCAAGAGCGCCGACCACGCCAAGACTCTGGAGAAGCTTTTCTCCGTTAACGAGCACAAGGACGGCTTCCGTAAAAAGCTCGATGACATCATCGAGATCGGCTTGAAGGACGCGACCGAATCCAACAACTTGATGGGTGAAGGTCTGTACGGTACCTCGGGTCCGACTGCTGCTGGTCAGCAACCGTTCCTGCCCGGTGCTTTCGGTCCCGGCATTCTGCCCATGTGGCTGCCCGGTATCGTTGAGCAGCTGTTCTACCCGCTTGAATTCGCTTCTATCATAAGCTCTTTCGCGACTACCGCGCCGAACATCTCGTACCTGACTGAATCCCTGACTAACCTTCAGGCCAACCAGGTAGCGGAAGGTGCGACCTATCCGTTCTCGAGCGTCGAGGTTGCTAGGACCTACGCTCAGGTGGGGAAGATCGCGAACGCAATGACGGTATCCGATGAGGCAATCAGTGACGCCCCAACGCTTTTCAACTTTATACAAGGTCGTCTGCTGTTCGCTCTCCAGCGCCAGGAAGAGGTTCAGATCTTAGCTGGCGGCGGTTACCCCGGTTCCGAAGGCCTGCTGGGCTTTTCGTCTAGCTTCACCCAGTCTTCGTCCGGTTCCGTGTTCGGTGCTTCCACCGCTACCACCAGCGTTACGTTCCCGCCTGCGGGCACGGCCGGTTCTGGCGTTGTGCCGATTACGATTCCGTCCCTGAAGTACGGCCGTGTCGTGTCGCCGACTGGTGGCGCTTCTTACCCGACGCCGACCCAGGTCGCGTTGAACCTGAAGGACGCCTTCGTCGACATCTGGTTGCAGGTGTTCAAGGCTCCTACACATGTTGTGTGTCATCCGCGCGACTGGCAGCGGCTCGAAACCGGCCAGGATGCTAACGGGCAGTTCTACGCCACCTCCTTCTTCGGGAAGGACTACGGCGTTGCCGCTGGCGGGGCCAAGTCACTCTGGGGTGTCCCGGTTGTGGAGACCCCGCTGATGCCGCAGGGCACAGTGCTCACCGGTTGGTTCGCCCCCGAAACGGTGCAAGTTGCTCGTAGGCAAGGCATTTCGATGCAGATGACCAACACCAACGCTACCGACTTCGTGCAGGGTTTGATCACCATGCGCGCTGAGGAGCGGTTTGGTCTGCTCTGCTACCGTCCACCGGCCTTCCAGCTTATCCAGCTTTAAGCCCAAAGACGTTGGGGGGGTGCTCTTTTGGGCACCCTTCCCACCAACGAAAGGATAAGCAATGACTCTTATTTCGCATACCCATGTGGTGGTGAAAGAAGGCCCGCCCCCGGCTCCCGAGCCCTACGTGGTTGGCCATCTCTACGGCATCGCACCCGTTTTTAAGACCTTCATTCCCGACTACGCCCCTAACGCTGAGGACGAAGAGGACGAGGAAGAGGTTGAGACCAAGGTTGTGCGCCGTGGCCGCCGGCCGAAGCCAAAAGCCAACGAGCTAGCTGAGACGAAATGACCTTTGCATCGCAGCTTGCTAGCACCTTTACGCCGATAGCTGCGGTGTATGACGACCCCAGTGTCGCCCAGGCATTGTCCCTAGCGCAATCAGCGGTGGTCAATTACTGCAACCAGACCTTCGATCTGATTACTTCGGATGTTGTGTATCTGGACCCGAAGCCCCGGAGGACGGCGTTACTGCCACAGGTGCCGGTAGTGAATATCGAATCGGTGTATGGACTGCTCCCGCCGATTACTAGCACTGGCACGGGGCTGGTGTTAACCCAGTTAACGAACTTCAGGTTCGTCCCCGACACCGGCTTACTGTATGACACCACCGGAGAGCCCGGGGTGATCTGGCCTATCGGCCCGTCTTGGCCTTGGTTGCCGGGAAGTCTCCAGGTTACCTACGACCACGGCTGGTCGACCGTCCCGCAGGATGTTGTTAACGTCGCCTGTGGTCTAGCGCAGCAATACCTGGAGAACCCGGTGTGGCAGTTGCAACGCCGCGTGGGTGATATTGAGGATCGTTTCGCTGGTTCTATCGGCGTGGTGATTCCCGACATGGCCAAGAGGATCTTGGACCGCTACACCGACATCGGTATCGCATGACGGATAAATACACGCGCCCTGATGGGTTCTGTAGACGCTGCGGCCAACCCTGGTGGACAGAGGAGCACAATCACAAGACGCTCGGAACCCTTACCCCGGAAGCGGCTCTTAACGCCTGGCAGAACAAGCTCGCCCAGGAACAAGCGGACGCCGCGAGAGCGGAAGAACATGCCACAGTACCCCGGCAATAACACGGTAACTTTCAATTACAACGGAGTGGTGAATGACCGTCTGCATAAGGTGCAGGCGGTCGCACCATCCACCTTCGTCCAGGTCGGCTGCAATATGCAGGCCGTCACGGTCAGGGACAAGATCGACAACACCCAATACAGCCAAGCGACCGACAAGTGCCTTGCCCCGGCGAACACCAACACGGAGAGTGTGGTGGCCGAATGGTATTTGACCTTTAACGGGGATGAGTACCGCATCTTAGGGTCTAAGCCGGTTTATGACCGGTGGGCCAGGTTGCATCACATCACCTTCTACTGCAAGACGGAGACGCCGACGTGAGCGTAGCCATGAGGTTACCCGCCATTTTGAACGAGGTGGGCATCACGCGGGCACAGTTGATTAAAGCTCTCGCGGAGAGCGTCGTCGTCAAGGAAGCCGTCATCCGTAAGAGTAAGGAAGTCCAGCAGTACTGGGTGGAGATACTACCCATAACTGACCGACGTGCTCACCCCATACAAAAGGGCAGTGACATAATAATTCACCCCGGGGATGCGAAGGCGTCGATCAAGATTAAGTACGCCCGCGAGCCTCTGCTGGTGGGGATTGTGTATTGCGATGAGCGGGTTGCGCCTCATATGAAGTGGATCGAGTATGGCTCAATTCACAACCCCGTAGGTGGCTACAAGCAGAAGGTCATTGACCGCTTCCAGGGCGTGGAATGACGTTCAATCCCGCTTCTGGACCTGCTGGTAAGTTTCTCCTCCCGGCCGACTGCGAAGAGTTGGTTATCTCCTATCTGTCGAACAGTTTCTCCAATGTGGGCACAGAGATGACCGCTGGTACCCCCTTGCCGTTCATCTTGGTCACCTTGATAGATGATCCCGAAGATATGGTGACGGCCCATGCGTCTGTGCAGATAGACGCTTTCCAGCCGACTATGACCCTCGCCAGTACGACGATGCGCCAAGTGCATCTCCTGATGAAGAACTTAGTAGGCGTGCCCGTCCTCATGAGCACTAGTGGACCTTTGGGAACTAACTATGTGTCTGTTGATTGCATTGAGGTTCACGAGGGACCGCACTGGGAGGACTACGGCTCCAAAGAGATCAAGCGTTACTGCGCTAGGTACTGCATCGGAAGACGCTGCAACCTAACCAGCTAAACAACTAAATAAAGGAATTCAAAACTACATGGCAACTACAGGCGTGCTGTGGCCTTCGCTTTATCAGGGTGATGGTACACGCATTCGCAAGTGGCTGTATGGTAGCGTGCTTATTCGGGACTGGGACCCCGCCGGCTCTACCAATATGGCCAACATCCAAGTTTTCGCCGCTAACGGTAACCTTAACCCGCTTTTGCTGGTTCCGGTCGCTGCGGGCGGTTACGGGTTCTACGATGTGGGTTCTATCACCGAGAACGGTGTGGAGTTCACCCCGCAGTTTACCGTTGACGAAACCTACATCTGGCAGTCTCGTAAGTCGCAGCGCACGGACATCACTAAAGATGACGAAGAGATCATGTTCTCCGCTGCGGAGTCGACCCCGCTTATTGACTACCTCTGGTACAACCTGGAGATCGGGTTTACCGGTGTTCCGCTGTTCCCCTCTATTGGTTCCCCCAACTATGAGATTGTTAAGCCGTTCTTCTCTGATGTGATTTATCGGCAGTTGCTGATCATCGGTGTGGACGGTTCCATGGGGGCCAACGGGCAGCCGGAATACAAGGTTGAACTGCGGCCCCGCGTGTCGCTGGCTAAGAAGGCTAAGCGGCAGTGGGCGGCTAAGCAGATCGACGTTACTGATCTGACGTTCACCACTCACGTTGACCCGTACTCGGGCTACGACGCGGCTACGCTGCGCGGTGGCACGGTGTGGACGGACGAGGGCGGTAGCCCAGCGTTCGCTGCACCTAACTACGTCGGCCTGGCCCCCCCGGCGGCTAACACAGCCGCCGTCGTGCCTTCCACTCTGACGCAGGTTCCTTCCGGCACGGGTGGAACGTTTACGGCTGGTACGTACTACTGGAAGATGACCGCCGTCACGGCGGCTGGTGAGTCCACTCCCGGCAACGAGATTACGACCACCTTCTCCGGTTCCACCTCGTCTAACGCTTTGTCGTGGACTCAGGTGACCGGTGCTACTGGTTACAAGATTTACCGTGGCACCTCGACCGGTGGTGAGAATGTGCTGGTTACCACGATTGGTTCCGGTTCTACTGTTACTTACACGGACACCGGTACTGCTGGTACGTCGGCTACGCCTCCGGTGGTGAACACCGCAGCTATTGCTGTTCCCTCGGGCCTGGGTGTTTCCGGTTCGGGTACGGGTGGCACGCTGCCCGCCGGCACGGACTACTGGGTTATCACCGCGCTCACCGCTCAGGGTGAAACCACGCGGTCTAACGAGGTTAACGCCAACCTTACTGGCACCACTTCCTCGGCGGCCCTTACCTGGACTGCGGACTCTGGTGCTACCGGCTACCGCATTTACCGTGGTACGTCGGCTGGCGGCGAGGCTTACCTGGCCGGATTCGTGAACCTGGGCGCAACCACGTCGTTTACCGACATCGGTTCCAGCGTTAACGCTTCGGCACTGCCGACCCACCAGGTGCAGTTGCAGTGGCAGCAACCGTCCAACCTGTTGCAAACCTTCAGCTACACCATCACTCAGACCACGGGTGGCTCGACCACGGCGTCGACTGTTGTCACCGCCCCCTCGGCCAACGCTACGGGTCTGGTGACGGCGGTTGTTGGTTCGTTGACGACATCGAACGTCTACACGTTCACCGTCACCGTTGCACTGGCGAATGGCAACACTGCCACTTACCCGGTTTCAAACGCTGTTACCTCTACGTAATAGCTAAGCAGAAAGGAGAGCCCCCCGGTCAACGGGGGGTTTCTCTTTTGCAATCCTTAAGGAGATCATTTTTTTATGGCCGAACGGCAGCGTCAAATGAAAGTGTCGGAGCTTCGTGAACAAGCTATCGAATCGCTGAACCAAACCCCCTATATCGACATAGAGGTCGGGGAGGAAGTGTTTCGTGTGTGGCATCCACTGCTGGTGGATGACGAGGCCCAGGTGCGCATTGACCGGTTCAACGCCCAGGAAGACCTGGACAAGGATGAGGATGGTAGCCCTGTGTGGCCGCCCCGCATCAATGGAAAGTTAGCCGAGCCCGGTGCTGTCCGGTCAGCCAGGGCCATCCTCGGCCCACATGTTCACAAGGCTTTTGTTAAGGCCGGTGGGCATTCCCATGATGTCCAGTTGGCTTGGAACGAGATGGTGCGTATGTTCGAGGAGGATGACACGGTGTTGGGCGATCCTGCACGAGTGGAGTTTGAAGACCCAAAATCCGTGTAGCGGTTAATCTTCTCCGCTATTTTCCCGAAGAGATAGAAGCCGACCTCCTTAGGGACGGGCTGGATATCCACGATTGGTGGAACCGGACCCGCCGCGAGGACGGCACGTTAAAGCTGTCGAGCCGGC